GTTACAAGAAGATACGCAATTTCTTCTTGATAAGTATAACCATCTTTATGATTGGTCTTATAATGATATGTGTAATTACATCAAATTGTATGGCGAAAGTAAGTTTCAAAATGCCACCACAGATGAACTTTACGAAGTAATTTACGGAGGTTAACATGAAATCATACCTAATTGAATGTGCAGAAGTTAACTATTTCACTATACAAGTTGATGCACAAAATGAGGAAGAAGCAAGAGAATTAGCACATGCTGATATTAACTCATTTGAAGTATTAGATGAGTATGTATCAGAATGGGACATCAATTCTGTGGAGGAAATAGTATGAATTGGTCAGAAACTTACTTTGTTAATGATACATCAGGAGATAATATTGTGACTGCTAATTTAACACCAGAGCAGCATGAAATTAACAACAAATGGTTTAAAAGTATGCTCTCTATGTTAAAAGATGATGGTGTATTATATGTTCCTATTCTTAACAAAGAGTTCAACAAATTAGGAGAGGAAGTATAAGAGAAAAGGGTCAGTCTACTAACTGTCACACATTTTCCCCATTTGGGGTAATCCATCCTCTATAATAAGGATATAAGAAAACAAATGGATTTTTAAAAATGTCATCACTACATCACGAAGCACTATTAGAAACATGCCATGACGAGGCATGGGAAGAGTTCAGAGTCCATAACAAATTGACTGAGGATCAACTAAACGAGTTGTGCTGGTCAAACCCTAACGGATCAGGCACTCTAGAGGCAATCGAATCAATCGCACGTCAGAAATTCGAGGACTTGTGCCAGTAGACAAACAGGTACAAGGTCGCTTGATTTTTGCCCCATTTTATGCGATACTAGGTACATAATCAAGAAAGGGCAAATTTCTTGGTTAAGCACAAACATTTAATTTCAAAATTATGTCAAATTCTAAAACTCTTTTTTCACAGTCAATCGATCTCACAGATGACTATCTAGGTTTCGAGTGGTCTTTAGGTGTCCGCACTTCCATGTTCGACACTTATCGTAGACAAAACGATCTCGATCCAAATCTTTCAATCTATCACTACGGTGGAGACCGTTTTGAGGTCAAGTCTATGAACTATGACGATTCAAAAGGTTGCATCATAGGCACCGAGGTGCATCTAGGTTCTTTTGATAACATCTATGACGCACAAGATTGTGCAGAAGACTATCTAAAAGATTTATTACTTGCTATCGGTGTTTAACACATAGCAAGCATCAATCGTGGATCTCGCCACGATTTTTTTATCCCTAATCATTCTCACTAATGTTCACCATGACCCCTACAATTTACGAACAATTAGTAAATCCAACCCCTGTAATTAAGTATTACTTCTTAACAAACTATCCGAAGAATACAACAGGAAAAGTAACAACCAAATCCACTAAAAAAGGAGTTTAATTATGCAACTACAGTCAAAAAAAGGTCACATGGTATGTGATTATTATCCTGTAAAAACATGGGATAATGTACAACATCCCGACAAAGTTCTCAGGATCTTAACATTTATGGGACAAACTATGTCTAAAAGAATAATGTCTACTGAGAAATTTGTCAACGAAGTGTATGATAAAATTAATACATTTAAGTACGTTGATAACAACGTAGATCACACAAATTGCCCACAATTCGTATCATCAACGGAGGTTACTTATCATGTCTAATGTATCACCAGAATTATTAAAAACAGCAAATGATGTTACTGACCTAATTGAAGATATGGTCGAATATTATTGCCGAGAAGAGCGAGTTAGTGGTGAGAAAGTATATACTATGATCGCAACTTTAGCAGCAATTAAGTTAAGTGAGTTCCCAGATTCTCGCTTTTACGGTGATAACGAAGAGGAGGTAATTTAAATGTATAAAAGTGAATCTTTTGGAAGAATCTTTTGGGTAGATGATAATTATGATTTGCAATCTTGCCCACAATATGTTGATGGAACAGGCGATTTTGATAATGCTGATTATGTTTCAGAGTGGCAAGATTGGGAGGGAGTTAATTATGATTTACTCTTAAAGATATATAAAACGTGTATATTTAATAAGCAAGATTACGGTGGATCGTTATCACATACTGGAGTATAATATGAGGTGATATGTCAACACATTTCCAATTAATTCCTTGGACAATCTTAACACATTACTACGACACATTACGTCACCAAAAGTTACAACGAACCCCTATGACTTACCTTGATTTGTTAACTGAATTACAGAATCTTTCCGAAGAAGATTTACTCAAACCAGTTACAATTTATGATGAAGATGTAGAAGATTACTGTAAAGGTTACTCTTTTAATAGTAAATCTAATCCACCTAATTTAATCATCTAAATAACATTTTATCATTCTAATATGCACGATCCAAAGTTTATCAAAGGAGAGAAGATTTCCTATCAAGATGATACTGGAGAAGTCAATTTTATAGGTGATGAATATATAACTATGAGTCTTAATCGCAGAGAAGATAGTAACAGTTTACATGGATATAAGGAGACTAATTTATTAATTTATAGAGAGAATTGGAAAGGTATTATATACTATGACAGAGAGAAATAATAAATGCGGAGTAACAACATCTGAACAGATTAACTACGTTTGGATAACACTTAAGGAACTAACTGTGATGATGTGGGAAACAATTAGAAAACGAAGATTATGGACAGTTTCTAACAACCATGTGGAAAACTTTGATGATTATGTGGAATAAATTAAATGGTAATATAAATGTATTAGTGTGTTTTATATGCCTCTAATTTATCTCGTATTTGTTACACTCTTAGCACGCAATCTACCGAAAGTCAAGTTATATCCAGGAATTCAGATTTACTTGACAGATTATAAACAATTATGGTATAATTACCTTGTAAGAGGTTCAGAAATACCTTACAAACTTTCTTCACTAATTATTAACAACCCTGTGGAAAATGCAGTATCTAATTGAAGACGAACACGGAAAACTTCATGGGACGTTTTATTCAGTAACTGACCTTGAATTATACATGGACGGTGTTAGAAACTCTAGGGGAGAAAGGTATAAAGAATTGCCCAGATATTCATGCTTTGATTATATTAAATCGATTGGATGGTATCTAACAATTAAGGATGAACATGTACCGCCTTAAGTAATACATAAGAGAATAACGGTTGTTATTACATAAGGTGTGACAGTCAACAAAGTGGCACAAGTTAGGTTGTAATTAACCCCGATTAATACTATACTATTAGTATAAATCAATCAAGGAATTAATTCCCATGAAACTAACACCAATCGCAGCAAATCAGAACGAGGTTTCTATTAACGACGGAACACAAATCTTCTTCAGTTATAGAACACCAGTTGCAGCATATTTGCCTGAGAAAGGTTATGTTAGAACTAACAAGTTTTGGTCAGTAACTACATCTCGCCACATAAATAAGTGGTTGAAAAATGTTACAAACGTCCAAGAGATTGACCAGTCAGTTCTTGACAATCTAGCAAACTAATTGTATAATGGGGGTAACACTTAGTTGCCCCTTTTTCATGCCTATGTAACACACAAGACAGTTAATTCATCTACTAAATATAAAGATATCGCCCCAAAAGGCAGTCATAGCGGGGGTTCTTGATATAAAAACGGCCACTACCCTAACCTACAAAGGTTCCCAAACGCCATCTAAATATAAAAAATTCTAAAAAAATTTCCCAGGTAAAAAACATGTCCCCAGAGTTTGAGCAAGTACACCAAGATAATCGCACATGGGTCTTGGAAAAGTTGATTACTACTGACAGATGGTTAGATCCGAGAATGTACGAGTGTGCTGACTATTGTGTAAGTAATAATATTATAAATGATGTTGAAGACGTTCTTAAAGAATGGGAGAAATGGAAGAAGTCTCACCCATTAAAACAAGGAGTCTCTACAAACCGCCTATGAAAAAACATGTCACACAGATTTACCGTTTCCTTAGAGGAAAATGAGTATGGGGATATAGTAATTACCCTTCCAGTAGAGTTAACAGATGAGTTACTATGGAACGTTGGAGATGAATTAGACTACGATATAAAAGATGACAACTCTCTTTCCTTCAAAAAATATGACGAATAGCGAATACTCTTTTGAGCAAGACTATAACGAAGCGATGGACACTATTAATACCTGTCTAATTCGCCTTGGTAAGCGTCTAGAAGACCTCGAAAAACATGTACAAGAGATTCCTACCCCTGATAAGACGTATTATAAACCAAAGGGATATGAAGACTACCTTGACATGAGACAGAATTATGATGAATTATATAAAAGAATAACCAAGTTAGAAGAGATGGCACATCCCAAACCAACAGGTGCTACTCAAAAACGCAACGAAGATCGGTTAAATAGATTAGAGGAACTGATTAATAATAAGTAATGGGATGTAATCCTTACAATAATAAAGCAACCGATGCTTGTATAGCATTTCAACCTGGTACTGCTACTGGTGTTACTGTAGACTTTCAGGAATATCCTTTAAATGTAATCCGAAGTAACGGAGCATACAATATACCTACACGAGAAGGTGTAGCAGTAATGTATCCTTCCGTAGTGGTTTGTGGCAACCCCCTTCCTGCTAGTTCTGCGTCATGTGGCAAACTTACTCGTGCCGTCCCCCACAATAACTTTGGACAAAACTGCTCGTTCATCTACGACTATTACCCAACAGGTTTATCATATGACTTCGGTTATAGTGATACATGGTTCTCCTATATGTACGATACCTCTGATGATCAGGGTGTTATAGGAACACCTTGTTATTATTACGAGACAGCATCTATATCAACTACAAATAATAATACTGGTGGTTTAACAGCATCTGAAGGGGATGGTAATTGTTTTCCTTGTACTGGATTTACGTGTGCCCCCGCGAGCACCACATTATCTTATACTATCCCAGAGGGCAATTTTACTGGTGATCAAGACTGTCCTCATCCTACTTTATTTGGATTTGGGTCTGACAGGAACAAATTAGCATTCTCCTACGACTCTTTATCCACTACACTCCCTAATGGAGTCACAGACTTTAGTTTCTCCTATGATGGAGTAACCTATACTGATGCGTGGAATCAACAAGAAGTATCAGGAATATTATACGAAACTACCCAAAACCCACCCTACCAGAGTGGCGACGAGGCATTAGATGACTTCCAAGTATTTGAATTAGACGATGTAGGTAATAATAAGACTGGATTACGAGTAAAAGTAGAGATTAAGTCTGTATATGACGATTCAGGAGCAAATACTGTCTTCTCAGGTACCTCTTGGTTAGCAACAGAGGTATTATCACCAGGAACAGGTTATGCTAATGGAGATACATTTACTCTACAGTATCAGCATACTCATCCAGATAATACAGTTAGCACTTTAACAGTCAATTTAAAGGTTACTGGTGTTGGTCCTTATGAAGGATTAGGTGATGCAACAGGGTTTGATATACTTAGAAAAGGTGATACTATTAATGGACATGAAATAACTCGTGCTTTCCACACAGATATAGACAATTTTCCTTATCATATCATCTATTTGGATGGAAATGGTAGTGATTTTACTAAAGAAACGCAATATACGTCTAATAGAAACCATGTTATAACCGCAAAAGCAGGTAAAGGCATTAAAGATAGAGCAATATTAATAGGAAAGTATGAATTTATGGATAAATCTATCCAATTTATTACTGCTGACCTTGATAAGAACGCACCAGACATATGGAATGTGCTTGTTCAACCTAAAATAACACCAACTTTGACTAATGGTGTACTAACAGGTGTTGCTATTAACGATGGAGGAGAAGGTTGGAACCAATATGGACGGGAACCTGAGTTGATTGTTACTGATCCAATGATTGATACTGGTAGAACAGCAGTAGTTGAAGGTACTTTTAGTGCAGGTGTACTAACTGGGTTAACAATTAAAGACGGTGGAGCAGGTTATAGTGATACAAATTTACCACAAATTGTAGTAACAAATGTTCATAAACGAGAAACTGCTACTTATTCTAATACAATTCGAGGAGATGAGTTAAAAGAAAGGGCAGTTGACTTAATTAATGCGTTTCCTAAGGGTGATATGGTCATTACTCCAGAACAATCTAAGGAATTTCAAGATAGTGTTGATTCAAACGTGGAAGAAAGAGTGCAACAAAACCCTGCAGTCTCATTTAAAGTAAAGCAAGACCCTAATAATCAAAGAATTGATCAATTACCACAGAGGGGATACAAGAAAAGTGTTACTGATCCGCTTAAAGATGCTACTTCAATTAAGTATGATTTGGGGTATTTGAGTGATAGTGACCTACCAAGTGAAATAAAGGATCGTTTTACAACGGAGAAAGACCGTTCTGCCGCGAATAGGTTATCTGATATTGCAGCAATTACGCAAGAAGTGGTACCAGAGTTTGATAAAAGGGATCAATCCTTTATAGAAACCGTACAAGGTACGACAAATGACCTACCACATGCGTCAACCTACACTAAATATATGATGAAACAGTACCGTCCCGACCCTCAACCGTCTACTACTATTAGTATTAGTCTTTCTTGTACACCAGTAAACGCGGGATGTTCTCATTTTTCATGTTCTGCACCTGCAGGAAGTTCAGATACTACGGTAGATAATGGTGATGGTACCACAACTACGACTACATATACTATGTCAGGTCTTCTAGGAGACGGATGTAAAGCGTGGACTGCAACAGGAGATATGAAAATGTGGAATGATATGACTGCTTCTGCAGCACAATTCAATCTAGCAAACATAGCGTACGGAAATCCTTATTCAGAGTAATTAATATGGGAGCACCAATAGGAGCAGCACTATACATGGGTACCTGTAGTGGACATGGTGTTGGATGCTGTTCATCACATCACCCAGGATTAGGTGGAGGTACGTTATCTCCATGTCCTCATCCATCATTATCACCTGCTGTAGTGCCGAAACCAGTACAAGCAATGAATGCAACTACATTATGGCCACCTATGGCACAACTTCCGTTGACAGGAGGAGTGACGAATGTTATAATCAATAAAATGGTACCGATAATCGATCAAGATATACTAACACCTCATCCTACACCTTCTGTGCATACTACAACCTCTATAGGGTACAAATGTGCTGTAACATTAACAACACCTGCTTGGTGGTGTACAGTAGGTGTAGAGGGTGGTAGAGAAACCGCAAAAGGTCACTCTCGGAAGTTAATGGCAACCTCAAAAACGGTTTTCATTAACAAAAGAAGAGCAGGTCGTATCGGAGATCCTTTAGGGGATCAAACTCCTGCGTTCCCCTGCACTTCACTTGTTGTAGGTGGTAGTCCAAATGTATTCATAGGTCTTTAAATTATGGCAAAATCTATTAATTGGAACTCTGGCGAGAGTAAAATGGAAGCAAAACCTAAAAAAACACGCCAAGGATATTCAATGCACACAAAATATTCCCCAACTTCACGAAATGGTGCAAAAAAGCGTTATAGAGGTCAAGGAAGATAATGGGATTAGCAAAAGAATTGAAAGAAGGGACTAAAAAGTCCCATTCTGCTGCGGAAAATACTAAATTTGTTGCTGGATTCCTCAGAGGTGTGCTAGATCCAGAGCAATATCGTCAATTATTGACTAATTTCTATTATGTCTATGACACAATGGAGCAAAGAATCCGAGAATCTACGGATCCTTTAGTTAATATGATACATTATCCCGAATTAGAGCGTGTTAATGCTCTTGAAAGGGATCTTAGGTACTATTATGGTCCTAATTGGAGGAGTTTACAGATACCTACTGAAGCATGTAACACATATTGCTATAGAATTAACGAAATTGCCAACGATGATCCGTATTTACTCATAGCACATCATTATACTCGCTATATTGGTGATCTATCAGGTGGACAAATCTTAAAAGGTATTGCGGAGAATGCATTAAATCCTCCAAGAGGTGAAGGATTGCATTTTTACGATTTTGAGAAAATTGATGATGCAAAAGAATTCAAAAATGGGTATCGTTCAACATTAGACTCACTTGATATTAATGAATCTCAAGTAAATGCTCTAATTACTGAAGCAAACTATGCTTTTAGGTTAAATATGTACATTTTTGATGAATTGGAAGGAAATGCATCAAAATCTCTCTTTAAAGTCCTTCTTGGATTGATTAAATCTAAATTATTCAAATCATAAGCAAAACCCACTAAATAGTAGATAGATTTGTCATGTCAACGTGAGTTATCAAGCCTTACCAACTGGTTTACATATCAAAGATAGTCCTATTGCAGGACAAGGTATCTTTGCTAAAGAGGATATACCTGCTGATCTAGAGTTAGGTGTATCCCATGTAGTTGTAGATGATGATATAATGAGAACCCCTATAGGGGGTTTTGTGAATCATAGTGATGATCCTAATTGCGTTAAGTATTCTAAGAAACAAGATTGGGGTGAGATTTATTACATGAAAACTATTAAACCAATAAAAAAGGGTGAAGAATTATCTCTGAAATACACCTTCTATAGCGTATAATGGCATTAAAGGAAATTAGTGGAAAAGAACTAAAAAAATCTAGGGCATTTAAAGATGTTGGTATGACATTTGCTAAAAATGCCTTTACTTTAGATGTTGGTGCAGTGAAAAATGATAATGCCATCAAACAATCTATAAAGAATTTAATTTTAACAACTCCTGGAGAAAAACCCTTTAATCCAACTGTGGGGTGTAGAGTTCGAGAAATGTTATTTGAACCCTTGGATGCCTTTGTAGCAGATGCAATTCAAGATGAGATCATAAATACAATTAATCAGTATGAGCCTAGGGTAGAACTAAGTGATGTTTCTGTACAACCATTTGCCGATGCAAATAAACTTGCAGTTACAGTAGAATATAGAATTGTGGGAATCCCTCTTGTTGAAACTATCAACTTTGTCTTACAGAGACCTGAGTAAATGCAACCGAATAATTTAACAGCATTAGACTTTGATGATATCAAGTCTTCAATTAAATCGTATCTAAGAACTCGAAATGAGTTTACTGATTATGATTTTGAAGGGTCTGGATTATCGTATTTAATTGATACTTTAGCTTATAATAGTTATTATACAGCATTTAATGCTAATATGGCGTTAAATGAGGCATTTTTGCCTTCATCTACGGTTAGAGACAACGTTGTTAATATTGCAAAACTTTTAAACTATGTTCCTAGATCAATTCTTGCTTCTAAAGCATGTTTGAAGTTAACTTTACAAACAACACAGACAAATGGTGCATATCCAAGTAGTGTTACGTTAAAAAAGGGTGCTGTTGCGACAGGTGGTAATTATATTTGGAATATTTTAAAAGATACTACAGTAGAAGTAAATACGACTACTGGAGTTGCTGTATTTGACAATTTATTGGTTCAGGAAGGATCTATAGTTACTTTCCAGTATGTTGTTAATACATTTACTAATCAGGTTTATAAAGTTCCTTCTGAAGATGCAGATTTATCTACTATAACTGTAAGAGTCAAAGCAAACGAATCTGCGACTGCTTCTGATCTCTATAACCAAGTAGATACTGTTACTAACTTAACTGCTACTACAAGGGTTTATTTCCTTGCTGAAGGCGAGGATATGAGGTATGAGATACGATTTGGTGATGATAGTGTTGGTAGAAAGGTTAAAGATGGTGAGGTAATCGTTCTTGAATATCTGGTTACTTCTGGTGCTGAAGCAAATGAAGTAAATCAGTTCTCATTTATTGGTAATTTTACTGATAATTTGAATATTAATTATACTAGTGCTGATACTGTAACAGAGGTAAAACAAAGGTCTCAATTAGGTGCTGATGCGGAAAGTATAGAATCTATCAAGTATAATGCTCCTAGATACTATTCTTCTCAATATAGAGCAGTTACAGCACAAGATTATGCTGTAATTACTAAAAAAGTTTATGCTAATGCAGAATCCGTAGTTGCATATGGTGGAGATTCACTTACACCACCAATTTACGGTAAAGTTTATATTGCAATTAAGACTAAAACTGGTTCTCTTCTAAATGATCAAACTAAGAAAGAAGTTGCTGCAGATTTAAGAACTTATGCTATGGCATCTATTGAACCTGTAGTTATTGACCCAGATCAGGTCTACATTTACAGTAAGATTTTTGCTTTATATGATACTGGGTGTGGATCCTCTACATCACAGATTAAAACAGATATTCAGTCTTCTATTACATCTTGGGCTGAACAAACACAAATTAATAATTTCAATTCTACATTTAGAAGTCAAAGTTTTGAAAAAGCAATTACACTCTCTAATAAGTGTATTAGTGACGTTTCTCTTCAAACAACTATTCTAAAATATATCAATCCTGCTGTTAACCAGACAAATACTTATTGTGTATCTACTGGTGGTGCTCTTTATAATAGTGCTCCAAGTAATACAGATGGTGCTAATACAATATGTAAAAAAGAACCTATTCTATTATCTGGAACTTTTAGAACATTTGATAGACCAGGTATTGATCAACAATTTGAAGATGACGGTTTTGGTAATTTAAGGACTTTCTATAATACTGGTAATAAGAAAGTCTATACTAATTCTAATGCTGGTACAGTAAACTATGATACAGGTGAAATTTGTTTTGGTCCAGTTAATATTGTTGGTGCAGGTGATGATGTACCACAATCAACCAATTTAACTATTACTGATGCTGTTACTGGAGTAGGTAGTATTATAGACATAAGTCTATTACCAAATGAATTACAAATTCCAGTTTTATTCATTCCATCAAATAATTCGACTATTCCTGCTTCAACTCCAGGTACAATTATTAATATTGTTAATCCAGAGGTTACGGTATCTCCAATTGGAACAGTTCCACCTGGTACTATCCCTCTAAATAGTCTTACGCCAACTGTTTTCAATCAGACTCCTACTCTAATTGAAGTTCCAACAGTCAACAACGCTGGCACAGTTAACACTTCGACTTGCTTCTAAAGTTAGATGAATATCAATAAGGTCTCACAGGCGGTTTCTTCCCAAACCCCTGATTTTATAGGGTCAGAGTATCCATTATTCAATAAATTTATTGAATATTACTATAAATCTCAGGAAAAACAAGGTTTAGGACAGAATATTGTTAATAATTTTCTTCAATATCTGGATATCGATAAATTAGATATTGGAATTCTTGATGGTGCCTCGAAAGTTGTAGAAGCGGTTAGTGTTACTGATGATAAGATTGTTGTAGAGTCTGTTGATGATTTTTTAACTGAGAATGGTAGTATTCTTATTGGCGATGAAGTAATTTACTATGAGAAAACAACTGCTGCTCCTAGTATTGCGTTAAGTCCAGGTATTTCTTATGAACAGGTAAAATTAAAGTGGACTGGTCTTGCTAGTCCCATAAACTCTTTTGATGGTAGTACAGTAAGGTTTGCACTTACATCACAAGAGAATCCTATTGCTCCTGTATCGGCACAACACCTAATTGTTAGTGTATATGGTGAATTACAGGTTCCTAATATTGATTATACTGTAGATGGGACAAATATTGTATTTACAACTGCTCCTAGAACAAAAATACCTGCTGATAATGCTTCTGAGACATATATTACATTTTTAAGCGGTTTTATTGAAAATACTATTGTTGGTATTGATAATCTTTCTAATTCTTTTGGAGATGGTAAAAAACAGTTCTCCATTACTAGAAATGGTGCTCAATATGAACCAATTGTTGATGAATATGTAATTGCAATCTACGATAAGCGTATTTTAACACCAAAAGTTGATTTTTGGGTTGATGGAGATCAATTCATCTTCAGAGATGCTCCATTAAACGGTAGATTCCTATCTTTATATGCTATTGAAGCACCAGTCCCTTCTTTTGGTGCTGGTGCAATTGGTTATGCTCGTGTTGATGATAATGGTAATTTAACTGACATTAATACTAGTACAACAGGTTCAGATTATAGATTTGAATATCCACCTAAAGTTTCTATTAGTTCTACAGAAGGTTCTGGTGGTGCTGCTACTGCTTTGGTTAATGGTCTTAAGTCTGTTTCTCTATTAGATGGTGGTAAAGGTTATAGTTCTACAAACCCACCAGTTGTTCAAGTAGAAAGTCCAACAAAAGCAGGATCTAGTCAAGCAACCCTTACAGCTACGGTTACTGATGGTGCTGTAACTGGACTGGAAATCACTAATTCTGGTAGTGGATATACATTCACACCTAGACTTACTTTTAGGCAGCCTGGAGGTGCTACATTAGGCACTCCTACCATTACTAATGGACAAGTCACAGGCACAATTCCCATTACTGCACAAGGATTTGGATATACTACCATTCCAGAAGTTTATATTGATGAACCTACTGGTACTAATGGAATTAAGGCAGCATTACGAGCAGTCTTAACAGATGGTCAAGTTACTGGCATTACTATTGCTAATCCTGGACAAGGATACGAAGTTACACCAAGAATTGCTATTATTGACCCAGTTGGTGCTCAAGTTTTAGAAACTCAAGTTGATGGTGATGGACGAGTAATTAATATCGAACTTTTAAGTGGTGGAAGTGGGTATGATGATATACCTTCTGTTTATATTGTTGATGAAAGAGTAAATGACCAAGGAACTTATATTGGTGGAAGTGGAGCAGTAGCATCAGCATCTATTTTCAACGGTAAGATTATTGATATCAATATTAGTTCTTTTGGAACGGGATATAGTGCATCTAATCCTCCAAAAGTTGTTATTCAAGATCCTCCTTCAGCAAAAGCATCTGCTGAGATTGGTTTAAATGAAATTACTGGATTTACAGTAAATCAGTCTGGTACTGGATATAGTAAAGCACAATTTGAAGGATGTGCTAGAGCAGCAAGTGGTATCACTTCATATACTGAAGATGGTAATGCAGTATTCTCAAATAATACTACTGCTGCATCTGCAATAGTAAATACACCTGTTAAATGTCTTGATGCCCTTTTTGTTAAGAGATTACTTGATAAGTATACAGAACAGTTTTTACCAGATGTTCCTGAACTAGATTATACTAAAATTGATGTAAGAACATCAATTAAGACAATTAAAGATTTCTACTCTTCTAAGGGTACATCTTTTAGTATTGCTTATTTGTTTAAACTCTTATATGGTGAAACTGTAAGTATTTCTTATCCAAAAGACCAAATTATCAAACCTTCTGATGCTACTTGGTCTATCGATACTATTCTTCGTGCTACTTTAGTTAGTGGTGATCCAAGAAATATTAAAGATGCATTATTAATACAAGATGCTGATGTTGCAGATCCTAATGTTGCTGCAGCAAGTGCTTTAGTAGAAAATTATATTTCGATTAAAACTTCTGAGGTAGAAATTTTTGAACTTATTCTTTCAGAAGAAACTATTAATGGGACGTTTACCGTACCTTATAAGACAAATCTTGCTGAACCTTTGAGTACAACCGACTCAATCATTACGGTTGACTCTACAATTGGTTGGCCAGAAAGGAACGGTGAGTTTATTATAGGTGATAGTGAAGTTGTTCAATATAAAGAGAAATCATTAAACCAGTTTATTGAGTGTACTCGTTCTTATAATGGTGTTGTTGAAGATTGGGATGCTGCTACTGAAGTAAAATCAAACTTTAAAGTTTACCTTAATAAAGGTACATTACAAGAAGTTGTAATGAATATTGTTGGTATTGTTGATGCTCAACAAACAACATTAACAGATACTGGTTCTTATTACCTTCCTGGTGATAAATTAGCAGTTTCTAAACTTGGTGGTACTGGTACTGGATCAGAATTAACAACTTGGTTGTATAACGTTAAAAAATTAATTCAAGTTTCTAGTGTAACTTTTGGTGGTGTTAATGACCAATCTGCTACTATTACTTGTTCTAATCCTCACGGTTTGTTAGTTGGAGATCAAGTTACCATTTATGGTGCTAACCCAATCATCTATAACGGAACTTTCTTGGTTACATCGAGAGATAGTGATACTGTTTTTCAGTATCAATTACCTCAACCTGCTACTGTTGTTCCACAGGGTAATATTCTCGTATCTATTGACCTTAATAAAGGTAAATCCATTAATAATGCTATTTTAAACGTTATTGGACCTTATACGACTAATGTTCAAAATACTTTCTTTAATGATAATTACACTTATGTTGCTTCCACGGGTATCCCCAATTATGAAATCGGACCTTTCCCTGGATCTGCACTTTTACCAGGAAACCAGAGGAAATTAAATAGATTCCCTAAAAATCCTACCACAATTTCGACCAAAAATGCTATTACTCCTGGTCCTGTTGGTACATGGGTTAATGGTGTTTCTATATGGTCTTATAAATCAAAACTAACCAAAACTTTTGGTGCTGTAACTGGAGTCTCTATTACTGATGCTGGTTCTGGTTATGATGCTGCATCTCCTCCTGCTATTACTATTTCAGGTGGTGGTGGAACAGGAGCAACTGCTGACGTAACTGTTAACGGTTCTATCTCTGAGATCACAGTCACTGCAGGGGGTTCTGGGTACACAACTTCTCCACTTGTTTCTATTGTTGGTGGAGGCGGTTCAGGTGCTGCTGCAACTGCTATTATTACAAAAGGTGTTGTATCAAGAATATTGATCAATACTGGTGGTACTGGATATACTTCACAACCTTCAATTACTATTGTTGGTGGAGGAGGAGTAGGAGCAACTGGTACTGCATCTGTTAGAGGTCCAATTAAAGAAATTACAGTATCAAATGGTGGTGAATCTTACACATCAACTCCAACAGTAACGTTGAGTTCTGGTACTGGTGCTGTTGCTCAGGCAATTGTTAATAATGGAAGAATTATTTCTATTGCTATTATTTCTGCTGGTTCTGGATATACAACTGCACCTGAAGTTACTATTCAGGGTATTGGTTTTGGTGCTGTAGCAAGAGCAACTATTGATACTGATGGTGAAAATGCTGGTAGAGTAACTGGTATTACTATCATTAACAAAGGTATTGGATATACACAAGGAACAACAATTATTAATTTGAATTCTGTTGGTCAAGGTGCTACATTTACACCATCTGTATTCCAATGGACTTATAACCTTCAAACACAATCAACATTCGACGCTGCTAAAGGAGCAGTATTTGAAGGGTATAATAATGAGTATGGTGGTGAGTATGCTCACCTTTCAAACCCTCAGAAGATGAGGTATATCCTTGGTGATAACTTATATGAAGATGCTCAAAATAATATTCTTGAGCAAGAAGATCAATTAGTACACTCACCTATTATTGGATGGGCATTTGATGGTAATCCAATTTATGGTCCTTATGGATATTCTGACCCAACTAATCAAGCATCTGCTGTTACTAGGTTAAATTCATCATATAGAGTAAAACCTGCATTAGTATATGATGTTACAACTAATCCATATCCAGTTAGATCTGCTGGACCTCTTTTAACTGAAGAACCAGCAGGTAATTTTGTTGAAGACTATGAGTATACTTTTGGTTTAGGTGATTTAGACCAGTATAATGGTCGTTTCTGTAAAACACCAGAGTATTCAGCTGGTAGATATTGTTATTTTGTAACTATTGATGCTACTGAAGCTGGTAATCCAGTCTTCCCATATGTTCTAGGACCAAGTTTCAACTCTGTTGTAGATACTTGGAACCTTAGTGCTGATGCAGTTCAGCAAAATATTCCTACTGGTGTTGTAAGATACAGAGATCCTTATGAAAACGTTGATATTGATGTTACAAGGGTTCCAAATGCTTCTACAAATGCTCTAACTACAGAAGATGGAGATATTATCCTATTTGAAGTAGAAGATACTAATAGAGATGGTGTTATAGATGCAGATGAGACTGCTAATCCTGCTCAATTATTTGAGGAGTCACCTCTACAATTATTTGATTATTTCCCTAAAGTTAAATTTGACTCTAAGGTTGATATTGAAGTTGAGACTACTACTAAGTTTGAAGATGCTTCTGTAACTGGATTTACAGTTGAAAACCCAGGTAAAAACTATCAGGTTAATGACCGTTTAGTATTTGATAATACTGATACTGATGGTACTGGTGTTTCTGCTCGTGTTTCAAGAATTAAGGGTGAAACAGTTTCTACATATGGATTTGAAAATATTGGTGGATCTAATTTCGGTGTATTAAAGACTTCTGTACCTCATAACTTAATTGCTGGTGATAGTGTCTTTATTGACTATACACCTATTATGACTAACACAAATAAGACATTTGTTGTTCGTCAATTTAGAGGTATTGAAGAAATTACAATAAATCAGACTGGATCTGGATATAATACCGATATTCCTCCAACTATAACAATTGATGGTGTTGGTACACAGGGAGATTTACAAGCAGTTGTAACATCTGTTGGATCTATTGATACTGTTAATATCTTAAATTCTGGTTCTGGATATACTACAAATCCTCGTGTTATTTTAAGTCATCCTCAGGTATTCAAAAAGGCAGATTATTATGTTTCTAAGATTGAAAATAACAATTATGTTAGAGTTAATGACATATACATTAATACTAATAAAGAAGTCTTTACTTGTGGTGTAACTAAGAAAACTAATGGTAATGAAGTTGCATTTGTATCAAAATTATCTGCGACAGGTGTTAAAGAATGGGAGAAGACATTAGAGAGTTCTGATGGTCAAAATTATACAGAATTCCAAAAAATTGAGGTAGATGGTGATAATATTTGGGTAGTTGGTATTAATAAACCAAATAGTACTTTACTTGCTGCATATAACCCTGATATCATACTTTGTAAGTATGTTCAGGCTGCTAATGGATTAAGTGCCACATTAAGTTTCCAAAGAGCATATGCTGGTATTTCTGGTGCCACTCGTGCTGATAATGTAACAGCAATTAAAAAATATTCTGATACTCGTTTTATTATTGGAGGTTATACTAATACTAACTCCAGTTCTCCTTATGATGCATATATTGCTTCTATAGACACAGCAGGTAGTTTCTCGGTTAAGAGAAAATTAGCATCTCCATCTAGTTCCGAAAAAGTTACTGATATTGTTATTGATGGAACTGATGTATATTTCAGTATGGAAACTGCTGCAGATACTAACGCATCTGACATTAACGTTGCATTTGGTAAGGCAAGTATAGGTACTAGTGTAATTACAATAGAATTCATTAAAGAATACAGTAATTCATTATATTCTCTAATTGATAGTAGTCTTTGTATTGATGAATTTAAAGAAGTTTATCTAGTTGCTACTTGCAGACTTAAGTCTAATGCTACTGATAAAGATAGTTTTTGGATTGGTAAAGTAAAAACTGATGGTGATTTAATCTGGAATTATCGTTATGTTGCTCCAGGTAGAGATATTCAGATGGCAAGTTCTTGTGCTATTGATATTTTTGGTGATCTTAACGTTGCATATACAAGAACAAATAATACTAATCAGCATAAGACAGTAGGTACTGTTAAACTTGGGTATGATGGTATAATTAAGAATCATACTATAAATGAATTTGATAAGAACAATATTGAAGGTATATCAGTTCGTACTTTAGAAGTTGATACTTCTGGTGATGTTCATGTATTTGGACAGACTTCTTGGAATAGAAATGAATTTATATTCAATTTTGATGGTGGTGAACAAGTTGATACTACAGGTCATTACACATTAACTTCTGTTGGTGGTAGTTCTGCTATAACTTATGCAGATAATGTTGCTAAGATTTTAGGTTATCAACCAGCTGGATCTAATTCTACTTGGGAAAATTCTTACTTAAAAGTAGCAGGAACTGATTTAGGAACCAAACTTGCTGGCGATTGGACTATAGAGTTCTTTATCTTTAAAAATGCTGCAGAATCTCAAACTTTATCACAGGATGTACAAACTTTAATAGGTATTGGTGGAGCACAAGATGCTACTGGTGGATTATGGTTGGGTTATAGTTCAGGAACTGGTGGTAATGGTAAATTACAATTAGCAATTACTAATAGCTCAACAGCATTAAACTCTGCAACTCCAACAGAATCTACTCAAACAACTATGTTTGCTGATAATTCTTGGCAAGTTATTGGTTTGAGTAAGTCAGGTAATGATTTTAAAGCATATGTTAATGGTATTCAAGTTATTTCTGGTACACTAGCAGGTACATCTTTAGGTTCTAAGGATCTTTATTTCGGTAATCAGATTGGATGGGGTTCTGGTGCAACAGATTTTGCTAAAGCAAAACAGGGTCAGTATTACATAGATCATTTGAGATTACGTAATAGAGCTGTAGTTCCTACAGTTCCTACTGATATTGCAACATTACCTCCAGTTGCAACTTATGCATTTACCTATGATTGGACTGATGATGCTTGGTTTACTACCAATTTAAATCGATATGATTATATTGACTATGTTGCTTGGGGTTTAAAAGTAGATAAGAATGCTGATGCTACTAGACTTGGGGATAAAGGATTACAAACTAATACACAAATAGGATTCAAGAGAACTGCTGTAACTCCTGTAACTGGATCTGTATTAACTATTGCTAATGTTGGATATGCTCTTGGTGAAGCAGGATTCCAGTCATTAGACTTTGATGATACTACTACAACGATGTCACAGGATACTCAGACATTAACATATACTAATGATATTTGGGGTTCTAGAACAGCAACTGTACCTTCTCCTGGTTCTCAAAAATTATCAGTAAATGCTGTAGTTAAAGATAGGTATTACTTTAAGGTTACAAATACAGTTAAGATTGATAATGTTCAAGAATTGACAATCAATCAGGCATTTAACTTTACAGTTGGTACGAAGTTAGTATTAAACAACGATTCAGGATCATTTGTTAATAGTGGTTATATTATTAGAAAAGATACTGTTAATAATAAGATATATCTTGCTGTTAATAATAATGCATGGAGTAATGATCTTAATACAGGTCAATTAATAACAGAACAGTTTAATGAGCAATCTACTTATAAGATTGTTGGTCCTATTCCTGCTGATATTAATGAAATTGTAGGATATACATTTGCTCAGGTTGATAATACAACTCCTGGAACATTTGATATAGATCTTGATGATTATGATCTAGATGGTACTGTTGCAGATATTCCTGCAACCTTAAGTTCTTTAACTGCTGCGGGTACTGGTTATGCAAATACAGGTGATAATGTTGCTACAACAACTAATGGATCTGGAACAGGACTAACTGTTGACTTTACTGCTTCTGGTGGTAATGTCTCTTCTGTTTCAATTGATACTCCAGGATCAGGTTATAAAATTGGTGATGTAGTTACTATTACTACTGGTGGTGCAAATGCAACCTTTACAATAGCAACTTGCACAGGAGATCTTGATAGTTTTGCTAAGTTCAAACCATATTCTGATGATGATTATTCTGTAAGAATTGATGAAGTTGCTGGTGGATCTGCATATATTGTTGGATCTGTTATTACTATCAATTCTGGTGATATAACATTTAATGCATCTTATAGTACTGCTCAGATTACTGGACTAACTGGTGTACTTAAGATTAGTTTAATTACTACTCTTAAGAAGATTCTTCAAGTAACTGCAGTTGCTAATAGTAATGAAGTTTATGTAATTACAGGAACAAATCATTATCTATCTGCTGGTGAGATGATCTATGTTGATGGAAATCCATCACAGACTGTTGATTCAGTTGTTTATGATGAATATGATGGTGCATTCCCAATTGATACAGTTGTAAGTCCATTAGAATTTACCTATAAATTACCACAAGCAGCAATAACAGAACCTGCTACTACTGCTGCTAATGTCAATATATTTGTTAAGTCTCCTGTCTTGAAGATGTATTATGGTCATCAATACTTGTTTGACCTAAGTCACTCCTCACTTCTTGGTGGAAACTTATCATTCTCTAAGGATAATCTTTATAAACTAGAATATTCATTTAACTCTATTGAAAGAGTTGGAACTCCTGGTGTAACTGGTGAAGGGCAACCTAATCCAACAGTTAAGTTAAAAGTAGATGATACTGTTGTAACTAATATTTCATACTATTTTGATCCTTCTAGAACTGGTAGTGATTCTCCTGTAATTCCTGGTAGTTACTTAGATGTTGTAGATTCTCCATATAAGGGTACATTTGCTATTTCTAGTACTGCTGGAGAAACTATTACTAAAGGACCAGATATATTTAAATTCCCTCTACTTAATGAACCAGAAGGTGATGCTCAAGTTTCAACTGCATCATATAGTACAAGTTCTGTAAAAGCAGTTGGTGCTATTAATAATATTCGTATTGTTAACCCAGGTGGTTTCTATACAAAACTACCAATTGTAACTAATATTGTATCAACTAGAATTATTGAAAGAGTTGCAATTAATTCTCCAGGAACTGAATATGCAGTTGGACAATATAATGCTGTCCCTATTGCTGGAGATGGTGAAGGTGGTTTAGTTGCTATTACTGTAGCAGACGGACAAGATGATGAAGGTGTAACTATTCCTGGTCAAATACAAAAAGTTGAAGTTACTTCTCCAGGTAAAGGATATACAACTGCTACTATAGATGTTGAAGCAATTCCTGGTATTCTTGGTGCTGGTTTAACTGGATCTGGTGCTGAATTAGAGGTTGTTATTCCTTCTGCTGGTTCTCAGGCATCTATATTCACTAAAGGTGATAAAGTTGGTAAGATTAAGAAACTTAAGAATAATAACTTTGGTTATGATTATCCTCATGATTATACTTTACGTCCTGAGATTACATTCCCACTTAACTGCCAATTAACAAGTACAAGTATTCTTTCAAGTATTACAGTAACCAATCCAGGTTCTGGATATTCATTAGCACCTGCTGTAGTTATTACAGGTGGTGGTGGATCTGGTGCTATTGCTGAGGCAAGTATCAAGAATGGTCGTCTGGATACAATTATAGTTAAGGATCCTGGTGCTGGATATTCTTCTACACCAACAGTAAGTCTAAGATCATCATTTAACTATGTTGTTAACCTTGACTTAGGTTTATTACAATTTGCTTATCCTCACGGTATTGTTAATGGATCAGAAGTTACTCTTAATGTAGTAGATACTGGAGATGGTGCTGAATATCCTCTTGCTGCTGGTGCAACAGGTAGATTAAATTCAACTACTACTTACTATGCAATTTCTGGATCTGCTAATTCATTAGAAGATGATCAGTTAAAACTTGCTATTACTGCATCTAACGCTGCTCTTGGTGATGCACTTTCCTTCGTTAACGCTGGAACAGGTCGTCAACAAGTATTAACAGAATCATTTGGTGGTGCTGCAGAAGCAAATGTTATTACTTCTACTTTCTTAGAAGGGGAATTGGTATATCAAGGAGATTCATTAGATGTTGCAACAGCAACTGGTTATGTTTCAACTAACTCTGGATGGCAGATTGGACCTAGAATTCTTAAGGTTGTTGACTATACTGGAGATTTTGCTAGTGGTCAAAAGATAACTGGTGTTATTTCTAAGTCTTCTGGTATTATTAGTGACCTTAAGGTTGCTCGTGGTGTTCTTGAAATTGGTTCTATTACCAAAACAACTGGTCAGTTTATCGATGATGTTGGTAAACCTTCCGAAATTATTCAAAAGATTCAAGACTCTTACTATTATCAGGATTTCTCTTATGCTGTTAAATCTGCTGTTTCTATCAGCGATTGGAAGGAGATCCTTATCAAGAACGTTCACCCTGCATCATTTAAGGTATTTGGTGAATTAAATCTTAATGAGTATGGTCAAATTCCTAATAAGGAGACATTTTTCCAACTTACTAAGTCTGTAGAACTTGCTCAAGAAGCAGTTGTTCCAAATATTCAGAACTTTGCTCTTGTTGAACCAATTTACTCTGAATTTAATAATACTGAGGTGTTATTCAGACAGAAGAGATTGACATCTTCTGAGAACATCTTAACTTCTGTTGTACAACGTGTTGATGATATTTCTAACCTATTCGATGGTGAAAGGATTGCATTCCCTCTAACTGTTGATGGTAACAACGTTGTTGCTAATGCTAATCAGTTAATGATTGTTCTTAATGGTGTTGTACAAAACCCAGAAACAGCATTTAACATTCAGCAAGACTCTATCGTATTCTCTGAACCTCCACAACCTCCAGCAAGTGTTAAGTATGCAAACATTACTATTAACCAGATTCAAACAGTTAAATTAACATTTAATAATATTAGTGGAATATTCCCTAGTGTTGGTAATCAGTTAGTTGGTTCTAGTTCTGCTGCTAAGTTAACAGTAACTTCTGTTGTTGGTAATGATATATTTGGATATATTACTGACAATACATTTATTATTGGAGAATTGGTAAACGTTAGTGCAACTGGATTCTCTGCTACTTTATTAACTCAAACTGACGTTACAAATATTGGATTATTTGTATTTGGTGAAAATGTTACTAATTTAGAAGGTAATACTGCTAAAGTTGAACAAATTAACCTACAAAGAGGTCAAGAAACTCCACTTGCTAAACTTCGTTACTCAGTTGGTACATCTACTGCTGAGATAGAAGTAGTACCTGTAACTGGTGATGAAGCAGCACTTCCTGCTAATACATTTGTACCAACTAAGAAATATCAGTTTGGATCGGAAATATTCTTAGTTAATACTGTTACAGATAATTCTAATTCAACAACTCTTGGCGTAACTAGAGCACAAGATGGTACTGCTGCTGTTGCTCAACTTCAAGGTACACCAGTTTACGGAACAGAGATTTTAGTTACTAATGCTCTTACTTTAAGTAAGACTGCTGGTACTTATCAGTCTACTCCTGGATTATTTGATATTCAGTTAAATGATGTTATTATCGGTGCTGCATCTGGAGTTGTTGCTCAAGTAACTACTACTAGTGCATATCAAGATCCTACAACTAATGAATTTATTGGACAGGTTAATATATCTGAAGGTTCTTCATTCTTTGGACTCTTATTTAACAGAATTACATCTACATCTTATCCAAACGTAGTTTTAGATGATATTTCTAAGTCTCAAATTAGTATTGTTGATTATACTGATAATGCTACTTCTTTTGACCAGAGTTTCCCTGCTAATGAGCAGATTAATAACTTTATTCTTCCTTATGATAATGCAGTAGGAACTTTCAGCGAAGGAGAAAATATTCGTAACTATAAGATCGAATATGGTAATAATAGTGGTGATTTTACTGCAACTGAAAATGCTAGAGTTAGAAAACTATCATTTACAGATAAGCAAGGTGACGGATTCTTTAATACAGGTCAAGTAATCAGAACTAGAGATACTAAAGCAGAGGTTATTGGATATAATCAAGCACGTAGTATTGTATATCTTGGTAAGATTGGTAGAACACAAGCAAATGGTCAAGATTACTTTGATTTCAAATTTACTGGAAATGCACAATTAGATACTGCTCAGAAGAAGTATGGTACTACATCACTTCTACTTGACGGTGCAAATGATTTTGTTAGAAATACTGCGAATCAATCAGAAATTGCTTTTGGTGCTGGTGCTCTTACTGTTGAACTTTATGTTCGACCAACTGCTGCTGCATTAAGTGGAACTGCAACTATTATTGATACTAGAGCTGCAGGTGCAACTGAAGTTGCTATCAGATTATATTTACAAGCAGGTCAAATTCGTTGGAACGTTAATGGATCTGATCTTGTAAACTCTGGTGCTACAACACTTTCTGCTGATACTTGGTATAACATAACTTATGTTAGATCTAGTACTACAGGTAAGATTTACTTAGATGGTGTTGAAGTAGGAACTGGTACTGATAGTTCTACATATGTTGCTAAACCAATCACTATTGGTGCTGACTATGCTAATACTAATGGATTTACTGGTCATATTGACGAATTAAGAATTTCTAATACAAACAGATATAACGCAGCATTCACTCCTATCGTTGGTATTTTCCAAGGAGATGCTAATACAAAAGTATTAGTTCACTTTGATGGCGTTGATGGTCAGACCTTTACACAAGATTGGTCTGGTGCAGAAGGATTTACAAATGGTGAATTCTTTAATAATGATGCTATTGCTTCATCTTCTCGTTTTGCTGGAGTTCATACTTATGATGGTGGTACATCATCTAATGCTCTTACATTTAATGATGCTAGTCAGAAGGATGTAACTGCTGCCACATATAACCATGTAACAGGTGATTTAGAATTAACTATTGGATCACACAGTTACACAACTTCCAATACAGTTACGATTGGTGCTAATAAGTTATCTTTCACTTGTGCTTTAGATAATAATGCAACTTCACACACTTATCCTCGTGCAACTGATCCAGCATATCTTACTGCGTTAGCAATTAGTGCTGTAACATCAACAACTATTACAGTTAATGTTGGTGCTGCTGGTTCTCCTCGTGGATTTACAGGTAATACACAAAGATACTATAATGCTGCTGATTTGATCATAGCAAATAAAGATTTTATTGCTAAAGAGACAGTATATCTTGTTAATCAAAAATTCCCTAATTTCACTACTATTAATGGTGATGCTAATTGTGAAGATGATGTTAGAGATATATTGGATGCTCTTGTAGCAGACCTTCGTAATGGTGGTAATAATAAGATATGGGATGCGACAGCACTTTATATTGATAGAACAGATACTAATAATATTAAACTTAATCATGTAGAAACTGAAATTAATGAGACTATTTGGGCATATGGTAAAGCAAATGAAATCGTTGAATATATTGCTACTAATAGTCTTTGGGATATCCAAGGTGATCATGGATTACTTCAGAAGACAGATACTACAATTACTGATTCTTCTAACCCAACATATACCCAATTAACTCCAACAGGAGCAGAATATACTGCTTCTACAGGTGAATTGAAGATGACTGTTAATGGTCATGGGTTAGTTGGTCCAACATCCTTAACAGCAACAGGAGCAACTTATACTGCTTCCACAGGTGTTTTAGTTGTTACATCTAATAATCATAATCTTGCAAATGGTGATAAAGTTCAACTTGAAGACAATTCATTAACATTTACTTGTTCGATGGATGGTAATAAGACAGAACACACATATCCAAGAAGTTCTGATCAAGCAAGTACTGGTTGGTTGACTGTTTCTAATTCACAGACTAATACATTTGAGATTAATGTTGGTAAGTCTCCTCTAATTGTTTATAACCCAACTTCTGCAACTTATGATGGTACAACTGGACATCTTAAGATGCAAATTGGTGATCATATATTGACACCTAAAACTAACATTAGAATGGCTAAAGAATCCTTGTCATTCAAGTGTTCTATGGACGGTCTTCAGTCTATTAAGAAATATCCTAGATCTGTTGATCCAATATATGATCAGTCTATACCAATTCTATATGATGGTGAGTTGCATACTGCAACTGGAGCATCTTATGTTCCAACTACAGGTAAAATGACTATTACTTGTGGTAGAGGTTTAACTCCTACAGATGTATCATACTTAGCAACTGTAGGTGTTATGAAAGTTACTGTTCCTAATCATGGATTAGTAAATGGTGATAGTGTAAGAATTGCTGATAATGCATTAACATTCACTTGTGGAATGGACGATCATTATAGTGAGCATTCTTATCCAAGAACTACAGATCCTAAGAGTGGATTGTCTATAGCAGTTGCTAATGTAACTGAAAATACTTTTGATATTAATGTTGGAACTTCACCTATCGTTTCTTTAACACCTAATAGTGGATCCTATGATCCAACAACAGGTATGATGACCTTAGGATTCCCAACTAATCATAATCTTAGTGCTGGAACAAGTATAAGACTTAAGAAGGAATCCTTGAAGTTTAGTTGTGCATTCGGTGGTGCTTCTGGAGATGCTGCTATTAAGGCATATCCAAGAACAACTGACCCATTCTATAGCACTTCACTTCTTATTGAGTCAGTAACAAATACAACTATTACTGTACAAGTATTAACTACAGTTCCTTCTACTAATACAGATGCACATACTTTCGTTTCTGCAGAAACAGGAGCAGTAACTACTGGTGGTGATTATGTACATAAGTTTGTTCGTGCTGTTACTAACGGTATTACTACACCTAAGCATGGATTTGCTAATAAGGACAGAATCAAGATTACTGATGGATCTTTAGTATTTGATTGTGCTCTTGATGGAAATTCTACTGAGCATTCTTATCCAAGATCTACAGATCCTTATAGTGGAAGATGGTTATCTATTTCTAATGTAACTGATCTAACTTTTGATGTAAATGTTGGTATTTCACCAGATACATCACTCCATACTTTCAAATCTGCTGCTCCAAATGGTATCGTTAAACGTGATGGTAGTATAACACTTGATATTGGTAAGTCACCTCAAATTGGGTATGACGTTACTACTGCAACTTATGATGCTGCAACAGGTGATATGGTACTTACTGTTTCTGGTAGTCATAATTTAACAACTGCTGGTGCTCTTCAAATTGCAGACAACGGTTTATCATTTACATGTACTATGGATGGTAATGCAACCACACATAGTTATCCAAGATTGACTGACCCTGCACGTAAGAATGCACTTAAGATTAAGGCTGTTGGTACTTCAAATCTAACTGCTGCTGCTGGTACAACATATAATCCAACAACAGGTATTCTTTCCATTACATCTAATAATCATAATCTTAGTGCAGCAACAACTAAATCTGTAACTGATGCACAATATAATCCTGGAAATGGAAATCTAATATTGACAAGTGCTGCTCATGGATTTGTTAATGGTGATAGAGTAAGAATTGCTGATAATTCACTTACATTTACTTGTGGTAAGGATAATCATGGTTCTACCCATACATATCCAAGATCAACTGATCCTGCAAGTGATGCTTGGTTGTTTGTTCAAAATGTTAGCACTAATAAGTTTACAGTTAATATTGGTAAGTCTCAAGACTTATCTGATCATAGATTCATATCTGCTACAGCATCTAATATACAAAAGGCAGAAGATGCAGTTAAGTTTGATAACGAATCTTTAAGATTTACATGTGCTAAGGATAGTAATAGTACTAATCATGATTATCCAAGAGCAACTGATCCTGTTGCTAATCAATGGATTCCTGTTATAAGCAAAACTACAAATACATTTGATGTATTCGTTGGTAGAGCAAATGATGATAGTGCTGGTGCTCATACATTTGTTTCAGCAGTTTCTAATGGAATTAAGAAGCAAACTGGTACAGTCACAGTTAACGTTGGTATAACACCTACTATAACTCATAACCCATCTGCTGTTACATATACACCTACTACAGGTGATATGTTGATGACGATTGGTACTCATTATCTTCGTGGTGGATCCACATATACAGCATCTAATGCGACTTATGATGCTGCAGATGGTTTACTAGAAGTTACTGTTGCAAATCATGGATTCTCAGTTGGTGATAGAGTTAAGTTTGCTCCTGACTCTCTTACATTCACATGTACGATGGATGGAAATACTTCTCAGAAGACTTATCCAAGAACTACAGATCCATCTTACAACAAGTATTTGGCAATTACGAAAGTAACTGACAATACATTTACAGTTAATGTTGGAACTTCACCTATCGTTAATTACAACGTTAGTGCTGCTACTTATGATCCAACATCAGGTGATCTACAAATGACGATTGGATCACATTCATTTGATATTGGTGATAGCATCAAACTTGCTGATAATTCATTAACCTTTACTTGTGATTATAATGGTGATGGTAATACAACCAATAAGACTTATCCAAGGTCTACAGGTGCCTCTACAACAGGCAATAACGGTGCTGACTATGCATATAATACTGCATTACCTATTACAGCAAAAACTGCTACTCAAATCACAGTTAATGTAAACGGTGGTCAGGGTGCTATTACAGACACTACTGCTCATAACTTTGTTTCAGCAACTGCTGGTGCAGTAATTACTGGTGGTGATTATGTACATACATTTGTACAAGCTTCAACTGATGGTATTACTAGAGCAGGTGATTCTATAAGACTTTCTAAAGAATCTCTAACCTTTACTTGTGATTATAATGGTGATGGTAATACTACTAATAAGTTCTATCCTCGTTCAAGTGGATCTAACTATCCAGGTGGTGCTGACCCAACTTATAATACTTCTACTCCAATTCAGAGTGTAGGTTCTACAAACCACACAGTAACTGCAGCAACTTATGCTCCTACAACTGGAGTTATGACTCTTACAGTTAATGGACATAATTTCAATTCTTCTACAAACCATACAGTAACTGGGGCAACATTTAATACTACAACTAGTATTTTGAGGTTAACGATTGCTGGTCATGGTTTCCAAGAGGGTGATAGAGTTAAACTTAATGACGGATCATTAACATTCACTTGTGCTTTAGATGGTGGTGCAACTAATCATGCTTATCCAAGATCAACTGATCCTATTAGTGGAAAATGGTTGCCTATTTCTAATGTAAACACAAATAGTTTTGAAGTTAATGTTGGTAACTACTTCTTCGGTCAGTCAGCAATCTCTAATGCTTCTGCACATACATTCCAGTCTGCAACTACTAATGGTCTTATAAAAGCAAATGATGCTGTTAAACTTGATCCTGAGTCAATAACATTTACTTGTGCTAAGGATGGTAATGCTTCTGATCACCAATATCCAAGACGTACTGATCCTTCCTTCCAAGAATGGCTTCCAATTTCTAATATAACTCAAAATACATTTGATGTTAATGTTGGACGTTCTAGCGATACTAGTGCTCATACATTTAAGTCTGCTTATGCAAATGGTCTTAAGAGACAAACTGGTGTAATTACAGTTAATGTTGGTATTTCTTCCGACACAACAACTCATAACTGGGTTGCTCCAACTAAGTTAACACCTACTGATGCTGCATATAACCCAACAACGGGTGTTATGACTATTACAGTTAATGGTCATGGTATGGAAAATGGTGAACAAATTAAGATTGATGATGGTGCTATTAAACTAAGTTGTGCTTTTGGTGGTGCTTCAGGTACTGCTGCACAGAAAGATTATCCAAGATCTACAGACTATGCTAGTGGAAGATGGTTAACTATTTCTAACGTTGCTACAAATACATTTGATGTTAATGTTTTAGAAACTGCTCCTTCGACAAATACTGATGCTCATTCATTTGTATCTGCGGTTGCCAATTCTATTACTAGAGGTATAATAAGAGCTGGCGGTGTTTACACACATACATTTGTAAGTGCTAAGAAAAATGCTCTAGTTACTGGTGGTAGTTATCAACATGAATTTATCGCTGGTACTAATGCATATACACCTAGTACTGCTGGTTATGTTCCTGCAACAGGAGTTCTTACTTTAACTATTAAGAATCATGGTTTTGAAAATGGAGATGCTATTAAGATTACTCCAAATTCATTAACATTCTACTGTGCAACTGGAGGTTCTGGTCAACCTAAGACTTATCCTCGTGCTTTAGGTACTGGTGCAAATGCTGGAACACCTGACCCTGCATATGATAACTATCTGATTGTTTCTAACGTTACCACAGATACATTTACTGTTAATGTTGGTACTTCTACAGATACAACAACTCATACCTTTGTTTCTGCTACATCCAATTGCGTTACTAGAGCAATAATTCATACTGGTGGTGATTATACACACACCTTTGTATCTGCTGTAGCAAATGGTATTAAGAAACAAGGATCTGCAATTTCTCTTGCTGCTGATGCTTTAAGATTTACATGTGATATTGACGATAATGCTACTAATCATGATTATCCTCGTGCTACAGACCCTGCTGCTAATTCTGCATTAGCAATCACTAAGTACGATACAAATACATTTACAGTTAATGTTGGTAAATTTATTCCTGGTACTGGAAATACATTTGATAAGTATAAGGAATTTACTCCAACGTCTGCTACTTATGACCCTGCAAACGGAAACTTAGTAATTAAGATTCCTAGTCATGGTTTAGCAGTTAATGATAAGATTCTTATTGATGAAGAATCTCTAGGATTTACATGTACTATGGATAATGGACAATCCACTAAGTACTATCCTCGTGCAAATCATGATACACGTGCTGCTAATAGAGAACTTACTATTACTGCAGTAGATACTGCAGAATCAACCGCACCAGAAGATCAGACAATCACAGTTAACGTTGGTGCTGCTGGTACAAATGTACAGTTTACTCCAACAGGTGCTACTTATGATGCAGAAACAGGTGAAATGACCTTAACTATTGGTCAGCATGGTATTCGTGAGGGATCAAGCATTACTATTGCTAACTCTGGATTGAAGTTTACTTGTGGAATGGATGGTAATAGTTCTCAGAAAGATTATCCTCGTGCAACAGATCCTTATGGTGGAACTAAATCTATTCCTGTTACTGATGTAGGATATACTTCTAAGACTGCAACTGGTGCTGTTTATACACCTGCAACTGGTGTTATGGTTATTACTAGTGCATCTCATGGATTCTCTAACGGAGATTATATCCAGATTGTTGATGAATCTTTGACTATGAGATGTGCTTTTGATGGTACTACTACTGACCATGCATATCCTCGTAAGGGATTTGATTTCCCAAGTGGAAGATGGTTAGAAGTTTCTAACGTTGCTACTGATACTTTCCAAGTTAATGTCGGTATTTCTTCAGATACTTCTACTCATACATTCAAATCTGCTAAAGAAAATGGTATTCGCAAGCAGACTGGTATAATTACAGTTAACGTTGGTGCATCACCAGTTAAAGGATTTGATGTACAAGGTGCAACATATAACCCAACTTCGGGTGATATGGTTCTTACTATTGGTAATCATGGATTAACTACAGGTACAAATATTAAACTTGCAAAAGAGTCTCTTATCTTCACTTGTGATTACAATGGTGATGGTAATACAACTCAGAAGAAATATCCTCGTTCAAGTAGCGACTATGTTTACAATATTCCTGTTGCCATTACTGCTACATCTTCTACCACAATTACTGTAAATGTTAATGGTGGACAAGGAGCAATTACTGATACAACAGTACATAATTTTGTTGGTACAGTTAATCAGTACACACCAACAGGAATAGCATATAACCCATCAACAGGTGTTATGACTGTAACTGTTGCTGGTCATGGTATGGTTAACGGTGAGCACATTAAGATTGCTGATAACTCACTTACATTTACTTGTGCTCATGATAATTATGCTACAAACCACACATATCCTAGAGTAACTGATCCTGTAAGCAATAAGTGGATTCCTATTTCAAATGTACAAACTAATACATTTGATATACAGGTATTGGATGTAATTCCTTCTACTAATATAACTGCACACAACTTTATTTCAGCAACTACTAATGCTATTACAAGAGCAGTAGTACAAACTGGTGGTGATTATGCACATACATGGATATCATCTGTAACCAATTGTGTTTCTTATAGTCCAAATACTACTCATACATTTGCGAGTGCTGATTATGGATGTGTTAAGAAGGTTCTTGACAGACATACTTGGGTTTCTTCAGTAACTAATGGAGTTACAGTTCTTGATTATACAACTGCAGATTGTACAGATGTACAAAGTACTGCTAAGAACTTAATGTCTATCCTTACGGATACTTTAACTGCTGCAAATGCTGCTGTTCCTACAGATTACTTGGGAAGTTTAAGGAAAAATGAACCTGCATATGAATTCCTTGGTGGTAAGGTAGATACTTATTTTGAAGTTCCATTCCCAGTATCTTATCATGATGCTGGTACTGATGTTATCTACGCAAATCAGATTGATGAGACTACTCTTGATAGATTCCGTGATGCTGCTGATTTACTACGTGCTAATGCTGGACCTATTACAGATAAAGCATCATATGATATGCTTCAAAGATATCCAGATCTTGCTCTAGAGATGCCTAGAAATAGTGACGGATCTGGTAATGGTACCTTACAATGTAAGACAGACCTAGCATTAATTCTTCAAGAGTTCATTAAAGATATTGAGGTTGGTGGTAACTTTAATACAATTAATGTTGCTAAGTTCTATCTTGGTGTTAATGATGAACTACAGCATATTCGTTTACAAGTATTCCAGTCTGTATATGCTCATGAACGTCTTGGCGTTTATATGAAGGAAGCAATTACTGGTGATCTAACTTATGATAATACTGATGATATTATTGTTGGTGATTGGGGTATTACAAATGATGCTGGTGGATGTGCAAACGTTAAGACTGCTATCGATAACTTAATTACTGCTGTTAATGATCTTATTGCTCCTACATCTTTAGATTATGCTACTGCTGCCGATAGACTTTACTTTAACAGAAAGTATATCGCAGAAGAAATTACTGGACTTACTACTGCAGAATTTACATATCCTCTCAATAACGTTAACTATAGTGCCTTTAATTATCCTGATGGTGCTAATGGTGAAGCAACATGTCAGAGAGATTTAAGACTTATTATCTTAGGAATTATTTCCGACTTACAAACAGGTGGTAATAATAGTACAATTTCTGCGATTGAAAAATATCTTGATACACAAGGACAGATAGATCAGGTAGAAACTGAACTCCTTGCTACATTATATTCTATAGAGCAACTTAAGATTATGTGTCAGAGAGCTGCTAAGAATTTACTTTATGATCTTAATAGTGGACAGAGTGATCCTAATTATGCTGCTCTTTACACTACTCAAACAGCATATAGAGATACTATAACTCCAACAAATATTCAATTAGTAGTTGATAGGATCGGAGTTTTAGTTGATACTGCAGTTAATATGCTCTCTCCTGGAGGAGATATTGCTAGAGGTGCTTCTAAGAATATTCTTTATAACAACAATTACTATAAAGAAGAAATTACAACTATTGTAAATACTCAATTTGGTGCTGGTTCTTGGACATACAACGCCTTTATCGAGGAACTTGTTTTAGACCTTGTTCATGACATTATAACAACTGATGTAACAGATTCTGCAGTTGCATATAACGTTACTATTCATGATGTTGTTGGTACATTTACAGAAGGTGAATTAGTATTATCCGATAATGGTGGAACTGCAAAAGTTCTAGAATTTAATCCTGAAAATAACTTCTTAGTTATTGGAAACTTTACTGGACTACCTTGGGGAATAGCAGATAGAATAGAAGGTTATACTTCTAACGCACAAGCAATTGTTTCTACTGCTGGCGTAAGTGGTGCTTATGTTTGGTACAATACTCCTGGTAATGTTAAGACTCTTGCTACTGCTAGAAGTATTACTTCAAATATTACTGGACAGATTTCTGGTGAAAACTTATACACTAACCCAGAAAAGCATACAATTAATTGGGTTGGTACTGAGTTGGTAATTACTGATGATGTAATTGCTTCACCAGACTCCACTATGACTGCTGAAAAATTAGCAGCAACTTCAACAACTGGTCTTCATACTCTGTATAGAAATTATAATCTAACAGCATACGATACTTTTGATGATGAGAATATTAAGTGGGATGATACCACTAATAAATTTGACGAAGGTGCTGTAACAATTGATAATGATACACAGCAATTTACATTCTCTGTTTTCGTTAAAGCTGAAGAATATACATCAATTAGATTAAAGATAACTCTTGATGATAGTACTGCTGCTGAACAGAATATATTCTTTGATCTTAACCTTTCTAACGGAACTACTGGATCTGTATTCACACCTGAAAATGGTATGACTGCTGATGCATTCGGTGCTGTTCCTTATGGTAATGGATGGTATAGAGCATATATTACAACTACGTTCTCCTTTGGTTTCACCGAAATGAGAACTAAAGTTCAGGTTAATAATGCGACAGGACAACAATCTTATGCAGGTAATGGTACTGATGGATTGTATGTTTGGGGTTCTAAACTTAATAAGAACGTTTTAGATCCTTACACTTCTGGTATTAGTAAAGTATTCTATGCTGATGATGAGTATAACATCAAGACATATGCTTTAAATCTTCTTGAGGAGTATACAATTAAGTCACTTGATAATACTTTAACTTCACCTTCTACGAATGCAAGTTTCTATAAGTTCTTTGATTCTGTAAAAGCAGGTCAATACGATACGAATTCTATTAGTAGAATAATTCGTTATCTACTTGGTATTATTAGAAAACAGTTAGCAGTTGATACAACTTATACAACTATAACAACTAACACTAATATTACTATTCCAACTAAGACTTATGGTACTAGATCTATACCTACAGGTGTAGGTGGTGGATTAAGTTCTGCAGACTTTATGTATGGTCTTCAGAGTAATAACTACGCAGAGGTAGAATCGGTAAATCTTAATGAGGGCAAGATTGCTAAGATCTTCCAAAGATTCCGTATTGATGGTGATATTACAGACGGTCCATTCACTATGAATGAGAATGTCTCTAAACAAGGTAATGGATCAATTACTGGTAAGGTTTATGGATTCTGGGAAGATGAAAACTACAAGTATCTTGATGTAGAAATTACTGCAGGTCCTTGGGCAATTACTGACACTATTGTTGGTGCTACAAACTCCACAACTGCTCAGATTAGTGCTATTGAAGATCGTATGCAGATTATTGATCTTACGGGTGGATTTACTAATGACATTCCATTTAGGGGATATACAAGTGGTGCTACTGGATTACCTACAGGATTCTTGAAGGCAGAAGCAGCAATACTTGATAATACTGGTGGTACTTTAACAGTTGATACTGAAACTCTTCTAGGTACATTTGAGACAACTGCAGTTGTTTATCCTTCAGAATCTAGGAAGTATCTTGATGTTATTAAGTATGCTGGTCTTGATGTTTCTGTTGGTGATCAAATTGCTTCTGTTGGTAATATTAGACTTGGTTTAACTATCATTAGTGGTCTTAATTCCTTTACCGTAGGTAATAGACTTTATAAGATTACTGGTGGTGTACAGGATCTAAACACTTATGCAATTATTTCTGAGGTTGATATTGCTAATAACTACGTATACGTAGTTGAATATCAAGGAACTCTTACCAACGGTGATACAGTTGGTGATTATGGAAACACATCATTCCCAGTTGGTTATGCAACTATCGCAACTAAGGTTACAACTGCTGGAGCAGCAGCTGCACGTGTACAAGATATACGTACGATAGGTGTTAATAAGAGATTATATCTAAGTGGTGTTGCAGGATCATTTGATATTAAGGATGGAGTTATTGGACCTGATGGTTATAAGTCAGTTATCTCTGCTCAAGTAGATCTTAAAGCACGTGTTAAGCGTTCCTTTAAAGGATTTGATGGTACTACAACATCATTTAAGTTAACACAACAAAATGGTACACAGTACCTACCAGATCCAGAAGGACATCTAATGGTATTTGTTAATGGTATATTACAACCTCCAGGTGCTTCTAACGCATATACAGCGTTCTCAGATACTATACAGTTTACAGAAGCACCAGATTTAGGGGCATCATTTACAGGGTTCTACGTAGGTAAGTTGAGACAATTGGATGATATTTCATTCGAGTTCGACTCCTTACGTCAGTCCTTCAACCTTAAGCGTAACGAAGTATTCTACTCACTAACCTTAACGGATGGTGTTCAATCTTCTACTATACGTCCAGAAAATAATATCATCGTTTCTCTAAATGGTGTTATTCAGGAACCAGGCGTAGGATTTGAGATTGTTGGTTCTAGAATTATCTTCTCTGAAATTCCTCGTGTGGGATCCACATTCGTTGCCTTCTCGTACGTTGGTTCTGAAGCAGACGTTGATGCTGCTGAGGTTGTACCTCCAGTTGAACCAGGTGACTTTATCGCCATACAAGGTGAGACTTCCGACAGAGAGGTTGCTGTTATTGAGTCTTCAAACTCACTAATCACCTTTGACTATCTTGGATCTGTATTTGGACAAGATGCTAAGGCACAAGCAGTGATCACTTCTGGGTTCCTTAAGGACGTACAAATTACTTCTGGTGGTTCTGGATATACTTCTAGACCAACTGTAAGAATTGACTCTATATCTGGTTTTGAAGGTCAAATTCGTGCTCTAGTCGGTGTTGCTGGAGTTGAATTAAGTAATCCTGGTTCAGGATATAAGAATCCAGAAATAGCAGTTGAGACTGTAGTTCCAGATGATTGGACTGCTCCTGACTTAAGCCTGTATGGTGAAGAGTTAGTAGATCCTGAAGTCTTATAATAATAACACCATAAATAACTAAAAATCGTAGCAACTAATGGCTAAGCAAGCTCTAAATTTAGGTTCAACGGCTAACGACAACACAGGGGATACCCTGCGAGGTGGTGGCGATAAAATTAATGACAATTTTAATGAACTCTATACTGCAATCGGAAACGGTTCTAGTTTGACTGTTAGTGTTACTAACCCTGCTGTTGGTCAAGTACTACGTTATAATGGATCAACTTTCTTACCGTCAGACTATACTAATTTGACGGCTGGATTGGATGTTAATGGAAATTCTATCATTTCAAGTTCTAATGGAAATATAGTTATTGCACCGAATGGAACAGGTAATGTAACTATTTCTAATGGAACTACAACTAGCACATTTAATGGTACTGATAATACCATTGATATGCCGACTAAAGTTAAATATAAAAACGAATATTCCGCATTAGGATCCGCACCTACTGCAGCAACATATACAGGATATTTTTTCACAGTTGATGGTGATGATAATCCATATGTAAATATCAATATTACTGCTGGTGGTGCTGGAGATGTACAGGCAAAAATAGCAACACAATATTCAAGTATTGATCTTTTAGCAGACGTTGATACAACAACTGCTGCACCTACAAATAATCAAGTTTTAAAATGGAGTTCTGCTTCTAGTAAGTGGGTTCCTGCTGCTGATGATTCTGGTATATCCTCTATTAACTTATTTGCTACAGTTTCTTCTGATGCAGGATCTACAACTGCTAATAGTCAATCAGATACATTAACTATTGCAGGTGGTACAAATATCAGTACTGCTGTTTCTGGTGATACATTAACAGTTAATTTTGATGGAACAATAACTACAACATTTGCTGCTTTAACAGATACAGATGTTACTGGTATTACTCAAGGTGATTCGCTGTTTTATAATGGAACTAGTTGGACTATAGTACGTAGTCCGATTACTTGGTGGGAAATAAATGCTAATGGATCGTCTGATTTCACATTTAATGGACCAGGCTTTTCTGCAGCAACAAATGACCCAACCATCTATGTACATAGAGGGTTTACGTATGCTTTTGACAATAGTGTTCAAGGTGGTGCTCATCCTTTCAGAATTCAAAGTACTCAAGGTTTAAGTGGTACTCCTTACACAACTGGACAAAGTGGTAGTGGAACTACTGTTCTTTATTGGACTGTCCCTATGGATGCTCCGACCACTCTTTATTATCAATGTACACTCCATGCTGCGATGCAAGGAACAATTAACGTTGTAAGTTGATATAGATGACAAGGACAGTACCTGGATCTGGAGCCATTATTGAACCAATTTTCGATGAAATATTTGGTGTAAGGGCAGTTAAAGTTACAAACGGGGGTACAGGATACGACCCTGCTGATCCTCCACGTCTAACAATAACTGGATGTGGTACTCCTGATGAAGATGCACTCCTTTATCCTATTATTGATGAAGATTCGGGAAAGATTATACATGTTAGGGTTCTGAATAGAGGTAAAGGATATGATCCTTTAAGACTTCAAATAATTCCAGAACAAGAAACTCCTAATGTAGTCAATTCATTTGACATTAAAAGAATTTGGCAGACACACCCAAATAGTCCTACTACAGCAACATTTGATGGTGTAACTGATAGATTAAGAATAGTATCTGATAATGATCCCAAACCAACAATTATTGATACTGAAAGAGTTCCTAGTGGTGGACCTCTAAATGATAGAAATTTTAATCAGCAATTTATATACAGAGGCGGTAAAGACGTTCCTAATCCTGGTACCAGAGAAGATCAACCAGATAAGGTTATGGGTATTATGGCAAACGGAGTTTTGCTGCATACTCCAGAATGGGGACAAGATGGAAGTCCACCTCCAGGATTTGCTATTGATACAGTAAAATATCCTTATATTAAGAATAATAACTCAGCAGATGCTGTTACAGAAAATGGTACTTATTACTATCAATCAAGTAGACTAATAAGTGAATGGGACGATACTAACGGTGTATTTGAATGGGGTAAGTTAAGACAGTTTACTTGGAATATTAAAGTAGAATTTGATAATATAATGCTTAATGTTACTGGTGTTGATGAAACATTGGGACAAATTGAAGTTGGTAGAGTTGTAGATGAAATATCTGGTACTGGTAAAGGGGAAGTTACTAAGGTTGTTAGAAATGGAAGTGGTATAGTTACAAGAGTATATCTAAGACAGACAACAGGTAGTTTTGCAGAAAATGATCTATTTTTAGGATCTACAGGATTTAGTTTTAAAGTATCTGATACACCTGTTCTTTTAACTAACGGTATTTTTTATATTGACTTTGGTACAGATGCTACAGAGTTTGGTCCATTTGTTTCAGGTCAATATTACTTTGCACCACAAGACATTAAGGTTCAGAGAAATTATTTAATTATTTGGAATCAAGCACATAGTACTAATCAGGCTACTGGTACTCATCCTAATGGTCATCCTATGCAGTTTAGTACAACTGCTGATGGTTTATTAAATGGTGGTACTCTTTATTATAATAGTACAGGTGTAAGTCAAGCACCATCTACAGATTACGAAAATGAATTCCAACCGTTATTCATAATGAATGCGGATGAGAGTAATCGTATTTACTATTATTGTAAGCATCACAGATATATGTCTGGGTATGCTGGAGATGAAGGATATATTAGTTTCGATTCAACAATTGATAATACTGCTCCAACAAATGATTATTATGTTACTGGATATTATCAATCAGATGCAAATGATCCAAATACGATTGATTATTCAAGACATGTAGATGGACATTCTAAGATATTGGGTATGTCCTATGATGGATATCCAATTTACGGACCTTATGGATATAAGGCAGATGGTACAGTTGCTAGAGAAGTATCTGGATTTAGATTAAAAAGTGGTGTTGAGATTGATGGATCTAGACCACCTGCTGTTACTGCATCAACTGTCACTTATGTTGTTACTGTATCTAATGGTAAGTTTTTATATGATGGATCTACACCATCATTCTTGAATTTGGAAAGAGGTAAGACATATGTTTTCCAACAAAATGATGCTAGTAATCTTAGTCAACAACTTTTAATTAGTTCAATAGAAGATGGTTGGCACGGTGTTGATCCAGTAGTTATTGGTGATACTGCAAAAGTTTGGTCTCAAGGTGCAAAATATTATATCGATGGTTCTGAAGTAACTTATGCTTCATATTTAAGTGGATTTAATGGTGCAACTTCAAGAGAATTAAGATTTACAGTTCCTGTAAATGCTCCTGCTGCATTATATACGTTTGCTTATACAACATCTGGACATGGAGTTAGAACAGTCCAAGATGGATATATTATGGGTGATCTTGTACAAGATTATATTTGGGATACAGCAGTTTCTAATCGTACTCTTGATGCTTATAACGGTAAGTTTGGTGTAACTCCTGAGTATCCTAATGGAACTTATGCATATTATATGTGTGAAGATGGTAGTGGTGCTCCTGCTTTCCCATATGCAGTTGGTCCTAGATTTTATGGAGTTCCTTTATTTGAAGGAGATACATTACCTGCTCCTGTTACAGTATTCCCAGAGGGTGCAGAAGGTGATGTTGTTTTAAGTACTGATAATCCTGGTCAGATTGCTTATATTACGATGAGTCAAAAGGGTGATAATTATTATGGTCCTGCTCAAGCAAAGATTCTTGGTGGTGAAGGTACTGGTGCTGTAGGAACTCCTACTGTACAGACAGTTACTGGTCTTTCGTTACTTGCTACTGGTAGAAGTTATGCAACTCCTCCAACACTTATATTTGAAGGTGGTGGTGGACAAGGTGCTCAAGGTGCTGCTGAAATTGATACTCTTGGTAAGGTTACAAATATTTCTATTGTAGATCCTGGTGAATTTTATCAGGAACCTCCTTATATTTTAATTAATGGTGGAGGTGGTATTGGTGCTAAAGCAACTGCTCAAGTTTCTCAAGGTGCTGTTACTGGAATTACTATTACTGATCCAGGTAGCGGATATACTGGTGCTCCAAATATAATCTTTACTAAGTTAGTTCAATTAAAACGTAAGACAAGAGCAAGACAGGCATTTAACTCAGTACCAAACTTCTTAACTGGTCTTGTTAAGGATGTTGGTGCAGCAGATACAGAAATTTATGTTGACTCTACTTCTGCTTATCCAGGTTCAGGAAGTATTATTGTTAATACAGAGACTATTACATATACTTCTAAAGCAGAAGGTAAGTTTACTGGTTTAACAAGAGGAGTAAACTTTAATTATGATCAGAGAGTTATTCTTGATGCAGGACAGAATGCATCTGATGGTACTTCAAACTATAAGTTTAATGTTGGTGATAGGGTAATTAGAAAAGTTGAGAATGCTGGTAATAAGGTTGCTAAAGTATATGATTGGGATCCTGCTACTAGAGCACTCTTAGTAACATTTGAGGTTGATGAATTAGCATTTATTGATGGTGGTATACCATCTACTGAAGATGCTATTGTACAGTTCGATGCTGGTGTTGCTGCATCTGCTCCTTCAGGATTTGATCCTCACGTCATTATAGATTCTGTTGGTAATAATATTGTCACTTTAACAGTACCAATATCATCTTTACAAGATAAAGCATTCCAGGATATTGCAGAAAATGATGGTGCTGGTGATGGAATTCCAGATTTGGTAAATACTGGTACAGATTTCCTTAATCAAATTAGTCTTGACGGTGGTATCTATAATTCGTTATATGGTATTGAAGAGACTCTTGGTGGTCAGAACACTACTTTATTCCAAGTTGGAGACAATATTAAGGATGCTGATATACCATTTAAATATGCAACAGTTACTGAGGCAGGTGGATTGAGTGCAGGTGTAGGACATACTGCTCTTGTAGACCTATATCTTGATCCAAATGTAGGTAATGGTTTGAACTTTGGTGTTGATGAAATAGTTACTGGTGCTACTTCTGGTGTTAGGGGAACTTGTGTTTCATGGAATCCAGTAACATCAGTATTAACGGTTAAGGATATCGTTCCATATAATACAGGCAATATTAATGTTGGTATTGCTGGTTATTTGTATGAATTTTCACACGATAGTACAATTGTTGATTTTATAATTCAAGATGCTGGAGTAAACTATACTGCTGCTCCAACAGTAACAATAGAAAATACTGGAGATATACAAGCAACAGGAACCGCAGTTTTAACTACTGCTGGAGACCAAGTTGGTTCTATCACTATTACTAATGGTGGATATGGTATACAACAGACAATTGATGGGTCATATAATACCCATCCAACAATAACTTTCACAAATGCTGCTGGTGATAGCACAGGAAATGGTGCTAAAGCACAAGCAGTTTTAGGTGGCGAAGTAGTAAATGGTAATGCAGGTGCTCAATATCGAATAAAGAGTATTGTTTATCAAACAACTGTTCGCTCATAACCTTCATAAATAAACAAGAGGACAATAGTCACTAGGACATGGCAGCTCTATTAACAGATCAATTTAGGATTTTTTCAGCAAAAAAATTCATTAAGGCACTTGAAGGTCCAGATGCGACTCAATCCGATACGGCTGCTGGTGCCAATCGTGATAGGGTGTATCTCTTCATTGGAAGACCGCAAAGTTGGGATAATGAAAACTCGCCTCCACAGGCAGTTGATTCATTCTCGGAATTTTCTGGTTCTTATGATGACATGATCTCTCTCAAGAGAGTTCTTGCTTCGGATACCGTTCAAGTTGTGCGTAGGATTGACTGGGTTTCCCCAGAACAAACTACTGGTGGATTAGGTTTCACCTATGACATGTATCGTCATGATTATTCTCCTAGTAAAACTGCTGCCTCTGGTGCTACTAAACTATATGATTCTGACTTTTACGTTGTAAACTCTCAGTATCAAGTTTATAAGTGCATCTATAACGGAACTTCCCCTAGTGATCCTAACGGAAAACCATCAACTGTTGAACCTACTGGTACTTCTACCTCTATTGTTACTACTGGTGATGGTTATAGATGGAAGTATATGTATACTATCCCAGTTGCATCTGTCCTTAAATTCTTCTCTAATGACTATATGCCTGTTTTTACTAATGATGCAGTAAAAACAAATGCAGTTGCTGGTGAAGTTGATACTGTAGTTATTAATGCTGCAGGTTCTGGTTACAATAATGGTACTTATGACAACGTTTCTATTAACGGTGATGGTACTGGTGGTCGTGTCTCAATTGTCATCGATGGTGGTCGTATTATTTCTGCTACCGTTACTTCTGGTGGTACTGGGTATACCTTTGGTAAAATTTCTGTTGACAATATTACAGGTATTGGTACTGGTAATGGTGGTCAGGTGGATGTTATTATTCCTCCTCCTGGTGGTCATGGAAGCGATTCGGTTGTTGAAGTCGGTGCTTTCAGAACTATGATTAATGCCAAACTCTCATATGATGAGGGTGCTGGTGACTTCCCTGTAGATAATGACTACCGTCGAATTGGTCTTATCACTAACCCATTAAAATTCGGCACAACAGAGTTAATTGCTGACCTAACAGTTTCTGCTTGTAAGGCAGTCATATTTAATCCAACTTTCCAAGGTAATTACGTTCCAGACGAAATTATTACTCAAACACGTGTTGTTGGTGGTACAAACGTTACTGCTCGTGGTCGAGTAATCTCTTGGAATGCAACAACAAAAGTTTTGAAATATTATCAGAATGCTATTGATGGTATCTTCCCTGAAGTTACTGGCACACAGAATGAATTTGATGGATCTAACGTTATAAGTGGAGCAACTTCAGGTGCTGCTGGTCAACCAGACGTAAACTTCCCTGCTGTTCCAAACTCTTCTTCTAGAACTATTAACAATACTGAATATGATTTGGGTATGAGATTCAATAACGGTTATGCAAAACCCGAAATTGCTTCAAATAGCGGTCAGGTTGTTTACATAGATAATAGGAGATCCATTAGTCGTGCAAACGACCAAGTAGAAGATATTAAAATCGTA